CTGTCAATTTCGATTAACAAACACTTTTCCACCAGGGATAAGTCTTTGTGCAACCAAATCTCTTTGGGTATCCATACCCCTTTAAAGTCACGTGCCATAAGGTGAAAAAAAGAAAGGGGGTAGGCCGCGACGCACTACCCCCATGTTGGGAAAGTCGAACTTGCACCCGGTCGCGGGCGCGTGCAAGTCGTTGTTTACGGTGTAAAGGTACGAAAGATTAGTAATCTTTTTGCTCCTGACACTCGGTTATGTCAAAATAAATACATTCTTCGCCAGGTCGCGTCAAGGATATTTCAAGGTTATCTGAATAATACCCGTTATTATACCCGTAGCCTGGTATCTTAACGCTATGCCCTTTAACTGGTATCAATTCGATACCGTACTCCGGTATGCGGCGAAAGAAGGCTGCGCCGTCGTTGGCTGGGTCAAGGTTAAATTCAAGTCCGTCAAACTCGTTTAATTCAATGTTGCTAAAGTCAAGTTCGTGTATTTCGCAACAGTCTTGCTCATGTTCAGACGTTAATACTGTACCATCGTCAAAGATTAAACCGTCTTTGATTTCAACTACTTTGTTAAATTTTTTCATGTGTTTGAATAATTAAAAAAGGGGGCAACGCTTCCACACATTACCCCCTATTGGGAATTTCCATTTCAAAAACGGCACTCGGTGGAAGGCGGGTGCGGTTCTTATTTACGGTGTAAAGGTACTACAACTAAAACAAAACCGGGTGTTTTTTTGCCGCTTTTGTTCGGGCAAAACCCAATTCTTTTATCTCTTGTTGTGCGGTTTTTTCTTCCTCCAGCCACGAAAGGGCTTTTGTATAGAACTCCTTTTTGATTTCAAAGCCGTACCCTTTGCGCCCGGTGCGTTCAGCGGCTATCAAAGTACTCCCTGACCCTGCCACTGGGTCAATTACTACGTCTCCGGGGTCAGTGAACGTCTCAATAAGAAACTTCAATAGCTCGACGGGCTTTTGTGTCGGGTGTATCTTTTCGCTGTCGGTATCCCGTGGCCAGTCTATGCAGTTGAACACCATTTTGCCGCCGTTGCGGAACTTTGGCAGCTTATCGCGGTAAAGAAGTAGGCCGTATTCGCAATTGCCAACTATTTTCATATTGGCCTTGAGTACTTGGGCGCTAAAGTTCTTTCGAAATACAAGGTTAATGTAGTTCATAAGCCCGTAGCGCCTTGCAAGTTCGATAAGGTAGAATTGCTGCTCAAACTCGCAAAACACTATCATGCACGGGGCTGCGTTGCGCTCCTTTGGCTCTTTTCGCAGCATGGTGCTGCAAAAGTGCATGAACTCGGCGGGTCGAAAATCCAGGTCGGTATCGAAGAAGTTTTTGCCCGCTAACTCGCTTTCGCCGTTGGCATTGTCGCCGTCCTTGTACCACGCCGGGTTTGAGGCGTAGGCGTTGTTGCCCAGGTTATACGGTATATCAGCGATAATCAACTGTGCCTTTGGCACGTCGTACCGCTTGTAGTTCTGAAAGTGGTCTCTGTAAATCATACGTCTTTCTATTTGTTTCTGCAAATATATAAAACGTATTGAAACTATCAAATATTTTCTTTCAAAACTATCATTTCGTTGACTTCACCGAAATGTTACTCTCTATCACCTTCCTGGCATCGGGAAAATGGTGCGCTTATGTAACTGTTATGTAACTAAACCTATCAAATTCGATAAGGTTACACCCCAAAAGCCGCCAATGAATGTTTGAAGGGGTCGCCTGGTATGTCTTTGACGGCCTGGACCATCGCTTCCACCACCCCGGCAATCTCCCGCTGCGAGGGGCTATGTTCCCCGCGCTTGCTCCAAAGTTGCATAAGGCCGTCGAAGTTCAAGGAGCGCACTACGTTGAGTTGTGAATTGTAGCCCTTGAAATACCTGGCTGTTTCTTTGGCGCGTTGTTTGCTCATCCCGGCCTCGGTAAGTGCGGCGATCGCCCCGTGGTACAGTTCATTCCCCTGCTTCGTGTGTTCCTCAAGTGCTTCGTAGAAGGCTTTGCCGCGTATTCCATAATCCAGCCAATCCTGCGGCAGGTAGTACTTATCCTCCATCAGCTCCTTGTACCGTGCGCTTTCGGCGTTGGTGTGTTCAATCGCGACGGTGTGGGTAAGTAACTGGATATGCGTCGCTGTTTCGATAGTCATCCCAAAAATGAACTTTGAAGACCTAAAGGGTGATACATGTGCGGGGGTGCTGTTTGCAAGGTAATGCAATAGTTCCGGCACACTCCTTTTGCGCTTCCCTTGCGCCTGTATCGCGTCCGTAAGGGCGTCTGTGCGGGCGTGTATGTCGTCGGGCAGTTCTACGCCCAATTCTAAGAACGTTGACGCCCATGCGTTTACGGCGTGTAGGTTATCGCCGCCCATGTAGTCTATCAATACTACGCTGTTTTCCATGCTTTGATTTTCGTGATATGAAAAAGGGGCAGCTATTGCCGCCCCCTGTATGCCCTATTATTACCCATGCCCCTGGGAGGGGTCAGGGCAAAGGTACGAAAAAATTAAGAAGCCCCCAACGTGTAACGGAACGCCGGGGGCTAATGTAGAAGCCTACTGTCTTTTGAACTGGCCGTTACCCCGGTTCAAAAGCGTAGTGCAATATACGCAATATCCGGGATATTTCAAATAAAAAAGGGCGCAAAGTTGCCCCTGCGCCCCGATGCAAGTTAAATCACACTATGTAGTCTTGCTCGGTTGATGTGTTAACAATGCGGATTTTCGCCTCAATCGCCGTTAGTTCAATGGACAGCCGGGATATATCCGCGACGGCCTGAGCGTGGTCAGCTTTGAGGATACTAAGCAGGTAACTTTGCGCCTCCTCAAAGGTATCAAAAAGGCTATCACCCTCCCCCATGTACACCGTGTTTCTTTTCTTGATGCGGGTTAGGGTACACTTTTCCCGGCCAACATGCCAGTAGGTTTTATCTGTTTCTACCAAGTGAATTGCCATGTGTCTGTTTTTTATCGTGATTGACATGTGCTTTGTTTTTAAAAAGCAGGGGCGCACATGCCCCCGCTGAACTATGGAAAAAATCAAAAGTTAAAGAATCCTTCGCTGTCACCCCAAAACTCCGGTCCCATGTCTAATCCCTCCATGTTGCAGCGATGTGCAGCGGCTATCAGTTTGCGCCACTCCCAGACTGCCTGCTCCCGTGCGTCCCTGGATATTCTAAATGGCGTAACGTAGCCCTCGTTATCAACCGCGATGATATAGTAGTCAACGGGTACATTGTTGAGGTCATACAGGTGGCAGTATATCGCCGCCTGGAGGTCGTATTTGTTGTGACGTATCTGTGCGCGAACAAGCTGTTCGCCGCTCCTGCTGCCCATGCGCTTCAAATCCCAGATAACCGCATTACCGTTTCGGTCAATGCCCGTCGCGTCCATGATGCCACGGTGTTTGAAGCCCTTGAAGAAGTATTCAACGGGTTGTTGAAACTTGAACTTATCGGGGTTCATAAGCCCCTGAAACGCGACGGTGCTGTTATTGCGCACGGATTCTGCTAAGAACTCGGCCTCTGCGCGTTGTTCTTCGGTGATAGTGATACGCCCGTTTATCGAAGCCTGAACAGCCTCCCAATGGGCTATCTGTGCCACGCTTTCGGGTGATGGCTTCTTCGCCTCTAATTGCGCCTTAGTAGGCTTCTTTAGGCCCTCCGGCATTACGAAAAAGCGCGTATCAAATGTGTCAGGCTCGAACAAAAGGCAGTCCAACAAAGTACCCTCGTCCATTGCGCGGGTGCTTTTTTTGGTTTCTTCGATGTAGCGCTTTAACGCCAACGGGGAGTGCGCCAGTTCTTTTAGCCTGGTAAAGGATAGGTGTGTGATATTATTCATCTTCGCCCTCCTTTTCCGCTGCGTCCAGGGCTTTTATTTCGTTAGCGCGTTGGGTGAACATGGCGGCGTGTGCCTTGTATGCCGCATTTGACTTGTAAAGTAGTGCAAGCATTTCGAGGGTACTGCACATCTCTATGTCGGTTTGTAGGGCTTCGAGGTCAACGCCCTTTGCCGGATCGATTTCTGCAGCGGATACCGTCGTATCCTCGAACGCTGCTTTCTCCTCCTCGATATGGAGACCGCTCAATTCATCGCTAAAGGCCATTTTAAGCGCCTTTGCACGGGCGCATTTGGCTATCATGTTAAACGGCATAACCGCCGCCTTCGAGTAATTGTCGCGTCCGGCCTGGACGGATGGGTAATATTCAGCGAAAAGAACCGTGGCCGTGAACGGGCAGCGGATACCTCCTATGATTGCCCATACCGTAACTGTGCAGCTGACAGGCAACTCCTTTGCAGCCTTTAGTTCGGCTGCTGTTTTGTACCCGCCGTTTGAATCCCGGTTGTACTGCTCCTCATCCACGCCGGCAAACCGCCCGGTTCTGGCTGCCTTTTGTTGCAGGCCGTCAATACCAACTATGGTATGGTATTGCGTACCATTCTTGGTATTGTAGGCTACCAAATAGATTTCTTTCTTAAACGGTGAAAGCCCGTGCTGCCTGCAACTTTCAGCGAATACCTCAACTTGCGCCGGAGGTGTACCCGTTGGTATTACCCCGGCCTGCGCCAGGGTCTCAATTTGCGCGGGGGTGATACCCGCTGTTTTGACTACTTCCATAATGCGTTTGGATTGCGTGAAAAAATTATTTACAGTGCAAATATAGAAAAATATTTATCAACGTGTATATTTTTTCAATACTTTTTATATCTTTGCAGAAACAATTTAAAAACACATGAAAAAACAGAAAGAAGTCAAGTTATCCGCCATTATGTTCAAGGTCTCGCAAAGGGTCAAAGATTCTTTGCGCGAAGAGGCCAAAAGACAAACCGAAATCAGGGGGTATAAGGTCACTATGACCGCCCTCTTTGTTGAACTCGTATCCGGGCTGCGTCAATCAGCCTAATTTTCACAACCAACCAACACAATCCAACCATGAAAAACTTTCAAAACAGTGCGTTCGAGGATATCTACTCCTCTATCACCAACAACATGCCTCAACTTGTATTCTTCGGCATTATCGTAACCTATGGCATCACCGCCGCGCTCAACATCCATTTTATCCCATTGCCCGTTTGGGTGTCTATCCCTGCGGCTATCGCAATCCAATTCGGGCGTTTTGCGGTCGTGTTCATGGACTTCTTGAATCCGACGGGTCAGCGCTCCAAATGGCCGCCCATTATCGCCACCGTCGCCACCGTCGTAGCTATCGTGGAATTGGGCTTTAGTATCCAGGATATACAGATTAGTGAAGGTTGGAACGCCGCCCGATATTGGTCTGTGTTCTTGTTTGGTACGATGCTTATCAGCTTCGGGTACATCCTGGAACTAAACTTCATAACGAAGGGTGCAGAGGCTTATGGCATGACGATGCGAAACGTCGGAGGCGCAACATTACGCAATATCGAAAAGCAGTCCGTTATGCGGGATGATTACCGCCCTACCCTGGCGACCGTAACCGCTGAAACGAAACGTGAGGCGAAACGACCGGAGATAATGCGTGAGTTGCGTGAAAAGCAAGAAGCCCGAGAAACAAACGAAAACCACGTTTCAACTAAGTTGCAGGACGCCGAAGTGATTAAGGCAGCCATACGCAACGAGAAAGCAAAGTTGCGGGCGTATCGTTACAAAGAAATTAACGGCGTAGGTAGTCCGGATACCGTTGCAGCGGGGATCGCCCGCGCAACGTCCGAGATAGAGCGCCTTCAATCTATGTTGCCATAAAGTAATGTTTTCATATACGCATGGTTTTCTTAGCCCCGTCGGTATCCCCGGCGGGGTTTTTTTATGCCCATAAAAAAGCCCCCACCAATCGGCAGGGGCAACCAAAACGCAATCCAATGAGAAAACTATAAAAGATGTGCTGTATATTCTATGTGGTTGTTGTTAAATACGCTTTTCATACGCTTCAAAACTATCTCGATACCCCCCAGGCTTTTAGGCGGATGCCCCTTTTCGGTTGCCCAACCTGCGCCCGCTGTGTATTCGTCTTTGTACGTGCCCAACTTGAGGTGCAGTTGTTCCTTTAGACTTTGTTCGCCCGTCAATGTATTGAAGCGCGCCCGTTGAATGGGGAAGATATTGCGGTCGTGCGTGTGTCCTGATACTACTATATCAGCATCCGGCAAATATACCGCTTTTCGGGATGCCTGGATAACGTCCTTCGTAACCGGACCACCACCGCCGTACCCGTGGTGATAACTCATAACGGTTTTCGTTTGCCCGCTCTTGATGCTTGCACGAAATGTTATCCAACCCTGGTACGTTGCGGTCTCGCAGCCTACAATCTTTGCAAAGCGACCTATCAAATCGGTCTCCATTCGCTTTAGGATGCTTGTTTCGTGGTTGCCAGGGGTAACCAATAGCAGGTTATCTTTATACGGCTCGAAGTACGCCGCACAATCTTCTACGATTGCGTCCAGGTAGTTGACTACGTTGTGTTCCGGTCTTATGCTTTCTTTGTTCCCGCGTGGGTCGTATTTGCCCTGCATAGCGCAAAACAGATCGCCGAAAATAAATATGCCCGCATGATTAGTACGGGCGTATTCGAGGTGCTTTTTTAGCAGCACCCTATCGCAATGGGGATTATCCCAGTGAACATCTGAAAGCAACAAAAAGCGCTTCCCCGCTGCGGATGCGTCGTAGTCAACGAATACAGAATAGGGTTGCGCTTTTGTTGCTTTCATGGGGCTATTTTCTTACAGCATCAAAGACGAAGTCTAAGGCTTTTTCAACGAATACTTTCAAGTCGGGTGAAGCGTTGGCCTTATCCAGGATAGGGCCAAGTACGGCGTACTTCGCCAGTTCTTCAAGTTCTTCGCCCTGGATAGCCTCTTTGAAGTACGCATCCAGTTGCGCTTTGTTGTCCTTGTTTTCGTCGGTGTACATGCGAAGGATGCGCACCGCGTTCAACTGTGCGAAGTCCAGCAGCGCAAAGTGCGCCGGATCTTTGGTGTTGGTCAGCACGTGGTCAGCAGCCTTTTCTACGAAGTTGGCCAGGTCGGTGTTGATCCACTTCAGGATAATCGCCCGCACCTGTTCAGCGTTCGCCGGATTATCGTCGTTGAGGGCTTCCAAGAGTTGCCGCACCAAAGGGAAGACAAGTTTGATACCGTCCTCCACCATCGGGTTTTGCACCTTCTTTTCTACCATGCCTTCCGTGAAGTTCAACCCCAGGTTGGCAACCGCTTTGACCACGTCCGAGATGGGTCTTTTGTCTTTGCTCATTTTATTTTGAATTTTTTGGTTACGAAGTTCAGTACTATCTCCAAAACCGCCTTTGGGTCTTTCGCCACTTGCTCAAATACCCCTATCACCACATCCAAAGCCCGCATCCCCAACACCCCCAACATAAAGCCTACTGCGCGGTCAGGTAGTTGCACCTGCGTCAATGTCAGTACAGCCTCGGTCAAGTATTCAGCGGCGAACGCACCGCCGATGATGATGGCGAGGGCTTCCCAGGGTGAACGTTTCTTTTCGCCCAACATCCAGGATAGCACACCGCCAATTGCGCCCGATGCGAAAACATCTATGCTGTCGGGAGTTGGCTTAAGGTCTTGGAGTTCCATTGTTTTTGTTTTTCTTTTCCGCGTTCAGATTCACAAACACCCATAGCCCTATGAAGAGCAATAGCGTGTACATTAATATGAACTCGTAAAGGGTCATGCTTTTATCTTTTCTTCCAGCCAATGCCGACAAACCGCCCACGCGTTAGGTGACGTGTTAGAATACTCCCATATCGCCGGGCTTGTTCTTTTTGGGTCGTCGTCGGTGTGAATGGTGTTGGCCATTATCCCGAACCGTCGAAACCCAGCATCCCAAAGCGCCTCCAGGAATACCAGCCAATCTTCCAGGGTGCGAAATCCAGCGGTGGGGGCTAAGTCCACCGCATACCCGTTTTCGTGTGCGCTGTTCTTTACCGCGCCCGGATAGCTTCGCCTGATCCGTTCGGCTGCTTTCACCGTCCTGAACCCGTGGCGGATGGTGATGGGCTTTCCGTATATCTCCCTGGCAGAATCAAGTTTCAGCAGGGTAGATACACGCATGTGTTTTCCCGTGCCTGGTTCGCCCTGTGCGTCGAACTCCGCAATGTTGAAATGCTTAATGCTTATCATGCCTTACTTCTTTAACCGGATGATGAACTGCTTATTGATGTCCGAGTACACCCGTGGCGCTATCCTGTACACGTCCGTGTTGTCCGATGCTGTCGGATAACCTACGATACGCAACATTGTATCTGCGAAGATAAAGATACGATACCCTTTACTACCAAACAACAACCGCACGTTACCGTTAGCAGCCTTCACAATGTCGCCCGGTACAGCGGCGGCTGTGCCTACCTTTACAGTTACGTCGCCTATCAGGTCGCCCTCAAATAATCTTTGTATAACTGCTGCCATGCTGCCTAATCCGACGGTATCCGTTTGGGTGTGCATCAACTGCCATTCCCTGATTGCTTGAGGCTTTTCAATCACCCGTGCCGCATGATAGGATAGTTGCCGGATAGCGTCTATTTCCTGCCCCGTTACCGCGTTTAGTGCCGTTGCGCTATCACCTAACAACCGCACTTGCGTATCGCTTTCCCCATTCGTGTACAAGTACATCGTATGCTGAAAGTATTGGTACGTCGTTGTTGTCGTCGTGCCTGTCGTGGTGTACATGGCCTGTCGGGTCAGCCAAGCGGAATCCCTTAACAATTCGCGCTGTGCGATTGCGAAATAGGGTAGAAGGATGAAAAGAAAGATGTATTTCATATTGTTAATTTTTAAGTGCCTCGTTGCATAATTATCCAGTTCGTACCGTCACTGACTAAGGTACACCATGCGCCGTCTGTTGCCGGAAGTATGGCTGTACCCGCTGCAACTCCGTCAATAGGCACAACATTGCTTGTCGCGCTATTTACGGCGTATGGTTGTATGGTTTTCACCATTATTTCCCTCCCAGTCCAGCTTGATGCGGTTGGGAGTGTTAAGGTGATGGCCGCTGTTCCATCGCAAATAATCCAGTTCGTAAGGCTATCAACCGTGTGGGTGGTTGTTACCGTCTTAGGCGCATTGCGAGATAAGTTGCCATTCACATGTAAGGTAGCCGACGGCGATGCGGTATTGATTCCGACCCTCCCAGACGGCTTAATAGTTAATCGGTCGGTTTTTACAGGAACGCGCGACGCCGAACCGTCGCTTCGAGGTGATGTGAAAATTGTGAAATCTATTGGCGCAAAAGTATCTGTTACTGTGCCTACCACGTTTGCGCGAAAACCAGCCGAGGCAAATATACCCCCCGTGGCGTTGATTTTTGCGCCCCATGAAAAAGTACCAACTTCGTCGCCGTTTTGCACCGCACCTATTCCGCCACGTCTTTTTTGGAATACCACATATCCGCCTGACGCCCCAACATCTGTATTAGCTACTGTTATCTGTGGCGCTGAATTCGCGAGACTATCTCCGTTGAGGTTGAAATAGTTTCTGGCCTGTATCCCCCCGCCATTAACAGTAAGGGCGAAGGCTGGAGCGGTTGGCGATGTTACAGCGGCGTTTAAAGTTGCTGTTCCTGTTGCAAGTATTTCAAAACGCAAAGTGTCGTTCGTCGCAAAACTAATCCTATTCGCTAATCTTGAATACATCCCAAGTGCGGGTCTATTCCCAGTCGCCGACGATGCAAGAGTATAGTTTCGAGCGTTTACCCCGCCCGAAAAACTACTGCCACCTGTTACCGTCAACACGCTATCCCCGGCTGCCGGGCTATTCCATATCCCTATCCTGCCATTAGATTGCACCAACACCGCCGACGTATCCAACAACCCGTTTGCATCGAATTTTGAAAAGCGGCTGGCCAGTCCAGCCGCCGGGCTTCGTGCGGCGTTCACAGGTTCGCGCCAGCCTGAAACGCTGTACCACTCAAAATTAGCCTTATCGGTGTTGTATCGTATATCGCCGTTTGCACTCGTGCTTTGTTGCGCCGTCGTTCCCACGGGTATCCGTATTGCCGTCGTGCCTGCCACATGCAAAGGACGGGAGGGGGAGGAGGTGGCTATGCCGACGTTGCCGGAGGATTGCACCCTCATTAGTTCGGTCGAATTATGCTGAATAGCTAAAGGTGTTACCGTGCCGCTACCTTTGGGCGTGGTAGTTTGCACAAACACTCCAAAGCCTGTGCCTTGCGTGGTATCATTTTTGAAGTACCCGCCGTATGAAAAACCTGCGGGGCTGTCTGTGGTTGCGCTGCCGTATATGCCTATTGTTTCACCAAATAAGAATGAACCGCCCCAGTTCTTACTGACTGCTGAATACACGCCATAAGAACTGTTGCGGGCATTTAGTGATATGGCAATCCCGGTATTATTGCCTTCGGCTGATGTGCCTGCAATCGTATTAAAAACCCTTACCCCGGTATTGTTTTGGTTTACTTGTCCGGGCTGCATATTTATGCTTACAGCGTCATTCGTAGAACCTATCACATTGCTATTACTGACAATGTTAAGCGCCGACGTTGTGCTGTTTGGATTGTTGATATGTAGTTTTGCCGTTGGGGTTGTGGTGTTTATGCCAACGTTGCCCCCTTTTTGTATAACCATTTGCGCCGCCGGAAATGTTGGATTAGCGTTTGCCGATAACCCGGATATATTGAAATACAATGTGCTATCTGCTCCGTTTAGCGTTGTTGCCGCCGAAAAGAATCCACTTGCAGCCCCGCCGCCGTTCCACGCAGTAAGCTGGGTAAACGCTTGTTGGTCTTGCGCTCCGACGCTACGGTCTCCATACATAAAGCCAGCATAAGCAGATGGATTCACTAAAGAGTAGAATCTTGTTCCGACTGGATAGCCGATAAAGCCTCTTTTGTTGATATTGGAATGATACCGCCACATGGTGTACCCATTAGAATAATCCCTTATACTTACGGTATCGCTTGTCACATCTACTACGCTATTTCCAACCGTATTAGCCCCTGTAAAAACAGCTAAACGGTTGGTAGTACCGCTAATCTGAAAATCCCGCGCAAAGACCGACGTGTCCGACGTAAGAACTGCGCCCGTGGTGTCGCGCCAAATGCCCTGCGCCGTATTGTAATATAGGGATGCGCTTGAATCGGGTGATGTAACTTCAACGTCGTGCAAGTCCCGCATATATGCCCCGGACGTTACCCGCACAGCAATAGTACCGTTGGACGCGCTATGTACGACAAAGGCAATAGGTAGCTTCAGAAAGCCGTTGCCCGGTTCTGTCTGCGTTAGCCCGCCCAATGTGTCCACATCGGCGTATAGCACCGCGCCTTCGCTGTATGCTTGCGTATTGACCTGTCGAATTTTGCCCTGTGACATGGCATAACCGTCCGCACCAACGGCAATATCGTGCATGGCAATGCCTAAGATGTACATAGCATCTATACTGCCGTCGGCAATCATGTGCTTTACCTTGATGCGCCCGGATGCACCCAGCGTACCCGTTGCGCGTAACACCGTGCCTTTCGGTATCGTTACGCTTGTATCGTTTCGCACGTACCATATACCGGGCAAAATGGGGATTTGTACGCTGTCCAGCCCGCCGTATTGCAGATAGCCTTTTTCAGCGCTGTATTTCAGTTCTTGCTCCGATGCGTCGCCTTCGTTGATGTTGAAGGTGATGGAGTCGAATGGCATTGTAAGGCCACCGCCACCGCCCCCGCCGGACACCAGCCGCCAGGCTTTAGCCCGGTATGCGTAGAGATTACCGCTGGCCGTGTCAAGTAGCATCCATGCGTTGTTTAGCCCGGACGGGTCTAAGGTCGTTGTATCGCCGATTGCGCCCCGATATACAAGTCCGTCGCCCGTGGTCTGCCAGCCTAAACGGGCTTTGTTGCCTGTTGCGGGGTATTGGGCGAAGGCCTGTAAGCAAAAAAGGCTACTGAATAATAAGAAACTCCACTTCATAATTAGCCGTATCATAGTGCGTTGTGCTATCTATTATTATATCTGAACCGCTCACACTCCATTGACTTTGGAGCAGCTTTTGACCATTTTGATACACCTTGATTACCGCCTCGTTCGACGGCAATACGCCGCTGTTTTCGGTAATAGTAAGGGTTGCGGATGATGTGTTAATAAATTCCTGCGTGTACACGTTCAAAGACGTTATAGCGGGCGTAGAAGTTCCACCGCCGCCCGTTGATGTGCCGCCACCGCCCGCGCTGCCAGACGATCCGCCGCCCGCCGTAGTTGGTACACCGCCGTCGCTTCCTTCCGGTAAGTATTGAACTGCGTTTTCGGTGTACGATGCGGACGTTTGCAACTTGAACCAATCCCCGCTGACAATGTCGGTCTTTAAGTTCCAGGTCATGTTCTGACACGCCCAATCTGAACTATCCCAATATACCACCCGGTGCGGTTGCAGGGGTAGGTAAGGCGCGTTCTTGTTTTCGTATGAAAAGCCCGTCAAACGTTTGACCGGGGTAATTTGTCCGCGTATCGTTTCGTTTACAAGTAGCTGCGAAAAAGCTTTTGCCGTTCCGCTGTTGCCGACGCGCCAGCCGTCGGACAATACCCAGGTAGAGGTATTGTCGTTGTATATCTCAAGGTGTCCAGGGGTAACGCTGTTCGGGCCATCGCCCATTAACGTAGTGGCCTGTATGGTCTTTGTGGCCTGGTTGTTGTTGGACGCTGAATATCGAAGTATATCACTTTGCCCGTCGAATGTGCCATCTTCCAGGACTTCAAGGTAATTAGAAGATAATTCCCAGGATAGGGTAACGTCACTAAGGGTAGGGCCTACTACAAGCTCCGTGCCTGTCATTGTGAAAGCCTTGTAAAATGCAGGGGTAAAAGTCAATGTTCCCACAACGCCAGACGGTATAGGAGGGGTAAGAAAACTAACGCTGAACACCTGCGTAAGTTCTTCCAGGGTAATGATAGGGGATAGGATATAGTAGCGGTCGGTATTGGTCGTAGTCCATTCCGGTGAAACGCCCGCAACGCCACCTTTTAAGAAGTAGCCTCCTATCTCTATTTTGATGCTGAACTGCAAGAAGAAGTTATCGAACGTAAGCGCCTGCCAGTCTGTAACCGTGCGAAGGATAGCGGAGTAATTAAGCGCAACCGTTCCAGGGCTTCCGTCTATTTCGTCCGTTGGGGTAACACTTACAGGACTGCCGTTCAAAAACGTCTTTCCCGCTAACAGGTTGCGGCTTTGGATGTGGTTGTAGTCAACTGTAACAAGTTCCAGCGGTGGGAAGAACTGAAAGTATCCGCCGCCAAACCGTATCAAATCGGTAGTTCCTGGACTTAATTGCGCGTTTTCCAGCCGCAAATCAACGCTGCTTTCGGTGGATGCCGAACCGTCGCTTTTGTACGTGAACACCGTCTTTGATGTTGCCGCTGAAAGTTCGTTGACTTGCATCAACCAAAAAGAATCGCCCGAAAACACGATACGAGCACCCCATGCCAGGCATATCGCCTCTAAAACTTCGTAGCACGTTTTCAGTTTGTTGTTACCCTTGTTGTCCACATAGTAAAATGCCGTGTGCGCCACGCGGGTGTTTGCTAAAGGGTCTTTGCTACTGCTATATGTCCAGGTTGTTTCATGCCAATTCACCAACGTACGAAGCACTACGTTAGTATTCGTACCGTAATACAGACTAATAAATGATAGCTTGTTGATGCAGTTCAAAACGTGCTGTACAATGGTTTCTTTGCCGCTATATGGGTTGTTTAGTATCGTGCCGTATTGCACCCCCTTCAAGAAGCCCAGGCCATCCACACAGCTAATATTCGCGATATATCCCAGGTCGGTGGGTACATCTTCGATGCTTGTTAGGTCGGTGGTAATGTAACCTACCCACCGCGTAATAACGCTGAACCCGTCGTTTGTGGATACCGTAACCGTAAATCTGCCTTCCGGTGCTATCACCAAATCCTCTATGAAGTCATTGAGTGCGTCGTTGTTGACTATTATAGAAAACTTGCATTCGCTACCAATGATAGGGGAGTAGCGTTCTTTTGAATCGTCTCCACGCCAAACTATCTGCAAATCCGTTAGGCTGAACCCCGACGGGCTACTTGCAGAGGAAAAAGAACTATCGTCAATGGTTACACCTATTGCCGTGCCTTTTTCCGTGTAAAATGTTTGTTGGAAACGTGCTGCCATTAGCGTATCCGGTTGTTAGCGCGTTCTGCGTTGTTCACTAATATCAGCAAGTCATTACCCGATATACGGGCCTCCGCTATCATTGCCCCGCCTCCGGGGTTTAGATAGTCCTTCAACTTTGATAGCGGTGCAATTACTTCGGGGTCAGTCCTGGCAGCGGGGTTATCGCCTACTATTGCCGTGGTAGGGCCAAAGGCTAATCCACCTTTTGCGAGTTTGGTAAGGTTTGCTGCTTTGCTTTTGACAAAACTACCAAGCGCAATAAGCGCAACGCCACCAACTATTGCGGCAATAGGGTTTAGGGTTTGTAAAGCCTTCTTTATACCTTCAACCGCTATACCTGTGGCAACTGCAAGTTTACCAAGATTGATAAGTGCATCCGCAATAGGTATAAGAATAGTTCCGATAAGTCCGCGCAACGTCAAAGGTGCATCCGCTATTTTACCCAGGAACTCCCCAAAGCCAACTGCAAGCCCTTCAAGTGCGCCTTCCACAATTTGTTGTGCCGATGTATTGAAATTATCCAATGCCTCTTTTGCGCGTTTTAGCTTTTCTTCTACCGCAGCTAAGGCAGCAACGTCCATTTTTTCAAAGTAATCACGTGTCGAATTCGCAGCTAATCCAACTTGTGATAATATATCGCGTGTATCCTTAAATCTGTCGTTAGTCTGTTGCGTAGCAAGTGCACTATCTGTTTGTGCCTTTTTTATCGTTTCAGCGTACTTTTCAAGTTCATTTTTAGTAAGAGTTATTTCCTCCCTACTAAGCAATGCTATATCAAACGTTTCGCGTTTTACGTTCTTTTGTTTCTTTGGTTTTTCCTGTGATGTTAAATCAAACGGCGCTGATGTATCGCCAACTAATCCCAGGGCCTTTTGCGCGCCTTGTACCTGCTCCTTTATCTTTTTAACCGTTGGTTCAAGGTAGTTAGTTGTATCCTCGAAACCCTTTGCAAATCCAACGGCAAAAGCCCTGCCTTGTGAAATCGGGTCAAGTACCTGCAAAGACTTTCCAAATTGCGTTGCAGCCTTCTTGAACTCGCCTTCCTTTAACAGCGCAAAGCCTTCAATCAATGCCGAAAATGAATTTTTGGCCAGCTTTGCAAATTCTATGAACGATTGCCCCACACCATTAACCACGCGGCGCACTCCTTCAAACTTGTTGTATAAGGCAGCGACGGCTGCAATAGCGCCCAGGATAGCAAGAACGGTTAAGCCTATCGGCCCGGTTGCAGCCGTGAACGCTGCACCAAGTTTAGGGCCAAGTCCTATGATTACCCGAAAACCCGCTGACAGGGTGCTGAATAGCCCTACCAACTTTGCCGCCACAAACAATACAGGTCCGATCCCCGCCAGGATAAGACCTAAGACTACGACAAATTTTTGTGCGCCCGGATTAAGCTGCTTGAACCACCCCACCACCGCTGCTAACGCATCAGATAGCCCATTTAATATTCCTTCAAGGTTTATCGTTTCGGCGATTATCCTACCAAGTTCCCCCAACGAAAATTTAAGGCTATCGGTAAAGTTATCGAAGGCGTTTCCTAATCCCCCGGTTGCTTTTTGTACTTCCGGCAGGCTTTGCAGGGCTTCTACCAAACGTTTGTTAAAGTCCTGTGCGCTGATGCCTGTGGCGCGTATTTGTTCGATGTTGGCCGTTCCAAAGGCTTGCTGAACCGCTTTACCCAACAAGGGTACATTTTCCTGCAAGATGCCGAAATCTTCCTGCAATATCCGGTTCTTGCTAATCATCTGCGTGAGCTGATATTGCACCGATTCGAGGTTTTCGGCTGTACCACCCGTGGCAGCTATGGCTGCTCCAAATGCCTGCAAAGTACCCCGCGCCTCATCCGCTGATAGCCCAACGGCCTGCAAGCGGATAGAACCCCTCACCGCTTCCTCGAATCCCAGGCCAGGGGCACGTGCTGCCTCTTTCAACTTTTCAAGTTCAGCTGCCGCCGCTTCGCTTGTACCCATTACGGCAGTAAGGCCGCGTTCCAACTTATCAAAGTCGGCAAAGGATTTCACCGCCGCCGCACCGATACCCAGGATAGGCAGGGTTAAGTTTTGGGTCATGCTTTGCCCTATGCCCTCAAGGTTGCGGGATAGTTCGCCCAGGCGCTTTTGAAGGCGTACAAGAGACTTTTCAAATGGTGTTAGGTCGAGGCCTAACTCGGTATTCATTTTATTTGCCATGTCAGAACTTGTACTTTTTAGCCCATTGGCGGTGAATACGTTGGAAAGCCTTTTGCATGGCGTTGTTGATAGATGTCAATGCACTTGTAAGCGCCGCGTCGGTTACTTTATCTTTGAATGATTTTGCATTCTTGTAAAGCATTGCGGCGTAAAAGCCCGAAGATGTTTTAGGGCTTTCGCCTAATGTTTGTAATTTACCAGATACGCGACGTATAACGCGAGGGCCTACCGATACATTACTATCTTTTTGCTTGAAAGCGTACATGGATTGTCGAAGGTTTCCAGGCTTTATTTCAACTTTTCCAGCTTTCGCATAGTAGTAGTGAGGTTGCGCGGCTTTAGGTATCTTTTTTTTCGCTGCATTGCGCAAAACTTTACCACCAGCTAAAAGGACTTTTTGCTTTTCTTTTCGTGTGCCTACTTCGTCAAGATAGCCACGCATATTCTTTTTAAGTTCCTCTATCCCGGTGATTTTAACTTTGGCTTGCATTTCGGTCTATTTACCCCACTTTGCGCGGGCTTCGGAATCCCATTTGTCGTATAGCGCTTGCTTCGCTTCTTCGCTCAACGTTTCCTTTGGTTGGGCTTTTTCGGTCTCCCAGGGGAAGCGTATCAAGTCAGTAGGTGCTAAATTCTTCCCACGTTGCAGATGTGGCTGCAACATGGTACAAGCTAACCACCGTACGCGCTCCCATTGTGTTTTTTCTTCTTCTTCGCTTGCTGCGTGATTGGCCTCTATCGCCCAAACAATGTGCCGCAAATCGTTTTCCCAGTAGTCGGCAGGTGCGATGCCATGCCGGATAGCGGATTTATAGACACTTTCAAGGCTTAGGCCCGCTTCGCCTTCGCCTTGTTCCCGTTTCCCTGGCCACCGGGCATACTGTTCGCCACGGCTTCCATGCAGCGTTCCATTAGTCCTTCCGATTCGTCTATCAAGTCGGCGATGTCATCTACAGTAAGGTCAAAGTCTTTACGCTCCTTTCTGTGTCCGTCCTTAAATCCGTGCCATATCAGGCTAAGGAGTAGGGTAGGGCGCATTTCTTTTTCAAGTTGCGCAAAGTCGTTTAGTGTCAAGTTGTTTTCTTCACAAAAGCGGGTGAGGGCTGCCATGCCCCAAGAAAAAGGCAGCATCCCCCGCCCGGTTTGAATCTGTTTTGCCGTCATATCCTTAATGATTTTTAAGATGCCATTGATACCGCACCCGTAATTGTCCAGGTTGCAGAATACGTGCTGTTTTCTTCGACCGCTGCTGAAAATTCCAGACTGGTGATGTACGCCGTGCATACCCAATACGGTACGGCGGTCGAGGAGGAGGTTTGCCGGAATCGCACCTCAAGGGCTGTGCCTGACACATAGTGCGTGAAAAGGTCGTCAACGCCCTGATTGGTCGTGTCAAAGGCAATAAGGCCTTCCGATGTGAGTGTGCCGGAACGACGGCCAAGCGCCGAAGATGTCCAGCTTCCAACGTTATCCTTTGTCAGAGTATCCCGCGTTTCCACGGTCAAACTCATAGAGCAGTTTGTGGCTTCGCCGATGGCGACTCCAGAGGCGTATATGCGGAAATTAGTTCCGTTTACTACGTTTGCCATTGTTTAAAATTTATTCGTGAAAAAACCGCGTTTCTTTTTCGTTTCAGGGGCATAGAAGTTGTTAACCTCTATCTTTTGGGGTTCTGTTTCCTCTTTGGGCTTTGCATGTAAGTCGCGCCGGGTTTGGTCGTTAGCCTCAACTGCGATGCCTTGACGGATCAGGTCGAAGCCTAAATCTTCCGTTACGTCGGGTTCAGCGCCTGGTTTCCACTTCCAAAAAGGCTTTAGTATCTTGATTATCATCTTTGGTGTCGTGCGTTATATGTTTGCTCAATTACATACACGTGTTTGCCTATCTCCATGTTCATGCTTTGCTGTCCGGCAAACCGGATGCTTTGTAGGGTGATGCCGCTGTAAGTTCCAGGGGCTTTTGCGTCTAAGGCCGTGCGCACCGCTGATGCGATGCTTGCCATGTTATCGTAGCTTTCGGAAAACACCGCTACCGTGAACTCTACCACGTCCAGGGAACTTGCACCGTCCTTTGTGTCGGATGGGTCAGTACCTTCTATGCTGTATATCACAAAAGGGTAGGCCGCATTTTGCGGTGCAATGTCCGGGTAGATGCGCGTACTGATTAGGCTTGTTACGCCCGTTGCGCCGGATAAAATGCCGTATATCGCTGCTCCTATCATTTGCGAAAATCTGTTTCTATCTCCATGTGCATTCGTAACGCATCGGGCGTTACGCTTACAATATCATAGTAGTTGTTACGGTACAGTATGCGGTGCTTTGGTGTTACGTTTGCATCGTAACGAAGCGTAAACATTACGCCCTGTGTTGCCGTCTTTTGCCCCGCTTCTTCCATCTCTTTGTTTGCGGTTGGTTTTGCTGATACCGCTGCCCAGCGCGTTGCGTAGGTAGTCCATGTTTCGGCAGGATACCCCGTGCCGCTTTGCGTTTCTGCAACCACCTGGATAGTGATGCGCTCCCGCATGTTGCCTATACGCTCGTTCTTGTTCATAGCAGATAGGCATAGTTTACGCGGTCAAGTAGGTATTTCGATGCGGTCGGCAGTTGCTTTATGCTGTCGGTACGGTTTTCGTATCCATCTGCCACCATGAGCAGTAGCGCTGTGCGAATGTCCTTTGGTAGGGCCGTTGCAGAGCCGTAGCCTGCTTGGTACACTACCGTTATGGCGTTGCGTTGCACCCTGGCAGTAGGCCAGCTAACGTTATACGCGGGCTCGATAACGCAACGTTTTGCGTATAGGTCAACGTTATACTGATTCGCTGCCAATGTCTGCGTTGCGCCGTTATCGTCAATGTACGTTATGCTTGTTACACTTATTACCGGGTGAATGGCAAGGCGTAACAAAGACGGTTGCGCAACGTCTCCCCATGCGTCGAATGTCTCCGTTATGGTCTGCGTAACCAGTGCCTGCGAAAGGTAATTTTGCGCGGTCTCCGCTGCGGATGCCACCAACGCGGCTATAAGTGCATCATCATCCGATGTATCCACCTTTAGCCATGCTTTTGCGTCTGCGGTGCTGATTACCAATTCCGCCGCCGGGGTCGTTACCTTCCAACCTGCCATGTGTTATTTTTTGCGCCGTACGGCTTTTTCTACTTTCTTGTATTGTTGCGGCCGATCTGCTGTTTCGATTGCGCCCTGATTGCCCAACATTTCAATGTAGCCTTCTTTTTGCGCTTGTTCTGCCAGGGATGCGGGCATATACCCAACATCCCCGGCAGAGTAAGCAAGGCCGAAGCGCCCCGTGGGGCTTTTCAAGAACCTTACTTTTATCATGCGTTAATCCTTTTTGGCAACGAAATAGACCGTATAGCGGGTGCTTTGTGTGCCGCTGCCGTCAATTACGATGCGTTGGCGGAATCCGTAGACCCTATCCTGTTCGGCCCTTTTCGTACCTGCGGCGCTGTTATTGAGCGTATCCACGCTTACCCAGTCCGTACCGTTGTAGGATAGCGATTCTTCGACGGTGTTTGCAAGCTGAACCGTACCGGATAGGCTCGTAGCCTGTACATGCCAACCGCCGGACCAGTCCGACACGAGGCGGGCAGGGATTTCTACCGTGTCGTTTTCCGTGTTCGTAATCGTGTCGGAAAGCGAATACGAGTAGAAGGGTGCGGAGGTCTGATAGTCCGCGTTCGGTTCACCAGCGGAGGCCAGGAAAACCACAGCGGCACAAACCGCAAAAAATGCAAGAATCTTACTGAACATGGTATTTTGTTTTTTGGAGTGAGTGGGGGCGTTTTAAGCCCCCGCCCGGTTAAGGAATGTCGGCAAAAAGATAAGTTACACCGCGTCGGTGATGTCTGCGTCCTTGATTGCGGCCATTGATGCGGCGTGGCGCAACGCTGCATCCCACCAGGAGTTTACCACGATGGTAATCAGCGCGTTCTTTGCGCTCGTGTACGGGTCAATCACGATGTCAAGGCCCGCCCATTGGCCGAGAATCAACTCGTTGAAGTTACCGAACAGGACGGCGTGAAGGTTCGTACCCTGTCCTTTGGTCAGGTTGGAAGGTACTTGAGTGGACACAAAGGCGCGGTATCCGTTCAGCACGTCCACGCGGGCTGTGTTGGCTGCCGGGGTCGGCCCGTCCATCCAAACGAATTGCGCCGTACCGGATGCCTTTTCGGTTTTCTTCAGGTAGCCCCGAACGCCCGGAGTGGTCAGGTAGGCCAGACTTCCGAAGTCGGCATTGTCAACCGCAACCTCCGTTTCCAGGTCAACGATTTTACCCCAGGTCAGCGGGCCGCCGTCCGTGCCACAGGCAACGCTTCCGATGCCGTTGGTATTGAGGATACCCGTAATAAGCTGCGTTGCGCCGTCGCCGTTAATCAGCGCGTAATCGAGCGCTACGTTAATGGCGTTGTTGAGGCGTTCCCGGACAAAGTTTTCCACGTCAATGGAACTTTGTACCATCAGCTGTTTGGAAATGTCGGTGAACGCGCCCAGGCGGTTGGGGCTCATCTGGATGCGGTCGAAGGTCGGAGAGGTCTCCGCGTTCGCGTCGTTTTCGCCTTCCCATACCGCCGTTGCAGCTGCGTCGTTGCGCGGGAAATCGATGTTACCCGTCAGGCCGGTCAGGACAGTAGCGCCCGCATTGATTACCGCCAGACGCGGGTCAAGGAACGGGATAAGCGCCCCCAACTCAGTGGGAACGGTGTACCCACCCGCCGTGGTAGTACCTGCCGTCATGTCTCGCTTGTGCATCCCGCGTTTGGTCAGCATTGTGGGAATGTAGAGGTTGCCCGTCGGGGTAATGCCTGCCGCCCGGAACTCGCGTTCCGCTTCCTGGCTCATTTCGGCTTCGATGCCGTCCAGGTTTTTGCCGGAGGCTGCCATGCGAACGGCGCGAAGGAAGGAGTACTGTTCCTGTGCCTTTTGTTCCGGCGTGGCCTGGGGCTGCTTTGCACGGGATACCGTTACAGCCTGACGTGCTTGTTCAGCTTCGGCGGCTTCGGCCAGTTGGATATCCGTGTCGAGGTTTTGGATTTCGCCTTTCAGTTTCAAGGCGTTGCTGCGCTGCTCCTCGGTCAGCATCGCATTGGCAGCCTGTGCGGAAATGGCCGTCAATTCGTCCATCTTTGCCCCGCGCTGCTGCTTCAATTCATCGCTGCGCTTCATGCTT